GGATTTCTAGCCATGATTTTTTTAATCAGCATTGCGCCGATGCTGACTCAAATTGACATCGCGGTTCCTGTGCAGATGACATCTGGCGGAAAGTATTTGTTTGGATTAGTAGACACAACAAAAACGTGGACTGAATGGCAAGTGATTAAAGAGGCCGCCATGTTCCGAGAATCATACGATCACGTCTTACTTGCAATTTTTAGTTTTTACATAGGTAGTTCAGCAGTTAAACGTTAAAGGAGATAGTTATGCCAATGGTTGGAAAAAAGAAATATCCGTACACTAAAGAAGGAATGGCAGCAGCGGCAAAAGACAAAAAGAAAGTAGCAAAAACAAAAACAAAAACAAAGAAAAGTTACGCATAAAAAAAGCCCCAGAAAAACTGGGGCTAAAGAGGAGAAGAAGGAAACTCATCCTAGAGAATTATATGTCTCATAAACTCTCTGAATCTTATTATAACCATATTTCTTCGCCAGTGTCATGGCGTCGGACTCTTTATAAAACTTGCCATCAACAAAGGCAAACATCTGCTCACCTAACTTGTCTTTCTTTCCTGTGGCCACCATGCAGTAAGGCCCAAACGTAATGTGTTTAATGCGTTTGTTAAATTTCCTTAGATTAAGGCTAGGCACCAAGCATTTCCTTAATGCCTAAATACATAGCCAATCCAAATAATATTACAAATAAAAGGCCAACCATCACTATCCTGTTGGTGTTCATAAAATGCTCTGGATCAAGTTTGAGCATATCTTCTTCAGAAAATTTTCCAGAATAAAAAAACCTCTCTAGTTTTTGTTTATTCTCATCGCTTGGCAGCACAGCGCCTCGCTCCCATGTGCCAATTCTGCGCTCGCTCACGTTAATCTTTTCGCCCAGCTCTTTTTGCGTCAAACCAAATCTTAATCTCATGCGTTTTATGTTTTCGCCAGAGCGCATATTTTTTGTCAGATTACGTTCCATAACTTTCTTCCTCCATCGTCTCAATAAAATCCTTGACTTGTGACTGAGCATCTTCAAATCCTGCCGTAATGATAACACTATGTTTGATTAACTGTAAATAATTGTGCCAATCCTTTTGTTGGGCAGAAATTTTACCACCGTTAATTTTTTTCATCTCTATCCATAAATGCCAAGCTGGGACGTATAGATCTGGGACGCCAGGCGTGACGCCCTCGGCCTTGAGTCGAGCTGCGGTAGCAATGTTTCTTTGGCCGCCATTTGGTATGGCTATGATCCGTATTCCTTTGTAATTTTTTCGGAACCAACTTACAAATTCCCGCTGCTCAATGTGTTCAGATCGGCCAGTTTCTTTTGATGACTCGGTAGTATTTGCCTTCTTTCTTGTAAAGAATGTCATTGGGCGCTTTTCCTTTATTCAGTGTAGAACAAATCTCATCCAGAACAACTAGATTGTAAATTTTTACTTTTGCTTGATCCGCTATCTGCGCCAACAACAGTCTGGCTTTTCTACCTGCAAATCCGTCATGCGTTACTGGAAAGTATTCTGATATCACTGGATCGCTCAATAGCTTGGAGTAGTATTGAACTTTAATCATTTTTTTGCCACTGGCGCGAGAGGTATGCGTTGACCATTGCCACGATTCTACCGCGAGTTCATTGCCTGAGCTGCCCATTATGTCGGCATCTGACAAACGGAACTTTTTTTCTTTTGGCGGTGGGAACTCGTATCCGCAGTCTGGGCAGACTTTAACCGCTGGCGGTATTAAACTGTCGCACTCTGGGCAAACCTTTACCGGCGCCTCTCCAGTGCCTTTACCGGCTTTATTTGGTGGCTTAACGTTGGTGATCGGCCCGTGCATCTGCACAACGCCAGCAAAATCCAACACCAAACAGTGATCGGTGTGGCTCTTAATGCGCATACCACGCCCAGCCATCTGTACATACAGCCCAGCAGACATTGTGGGCCTCAGCATGGCGATCAAGTCGATGTCTGGATAGTCGAAGCCAGTGGTTAACACGTTGGCGTTTGTGAGCGCTCTCAGGCGTCCTGACTTAAAACCGGCAATGATGCGCTCTCGCTCGTTTTTAGGCGTCTCACCAGTGATACACGCTGCGGGGATGCCAACGTCCAACAGCATATCTTTAATGGCGTGAGCGTGTGCTACGCCAGCGCAGAAGAACAGCCACGCCTTGCGCTCACCAGCCAATTTAATCACTTCGCGCACAACTTCCTTATTGGTGTGCGACTTATTGACGGCTGCCTGCAATTCTTTCTCTATAAACTCGCCGCCTCGACGATGTACGCCAGCCACGCTTAACTGAGTGCCGGTCAACTTAGATCTAAGCGTGGCCAAGTATTTATCTGCAATAAGTGCCTCAATACTTGTTGGCTCGATCAGGTCATGAAAAATTCCGCCCTCATCGGTGATCATCCCATGCCCTAATCGGTATGGCGTCGCAGTCAATCCAATAACGCGGAGCGCCGGATTAATCATCAGTAAATCATTAATCAATTTACGGTAACTGGTGTCCGTGTTATGCGATATCAGGTGCGCCTCATCGACAATCATCAGGTCAATGTGGCCTATAGTAAGTGCCTTTTTTCTGATAGACTGAACGCCGGCAAACGTAATTTGTTGATGGGATTCTTTACGCCCAATTCCTGCGCTGTATATGCCCAGAGGTGCATCCGGCCAGTGAAGAAGCATTTTTTCTGCGTTCTGCTGGATTAACTCCTTGACGTGCGTCACCATCAGGATGCGAGTATCTGGCCATCGGTCTATTGAGTCCTGACAGATTGACGCAACGACGTGCGACTTGCCGCTGCCGGTCGGTAAAACAATGCATGGATTGCCATGCTTGTTAAACCGAAACCAGTCGTAGAGCTGGTCAATCGCTATTTGTTGGTATTTGCGGAGCATTGAGCTTGTCCAGTTCATCAGTGATTAATTTGGCGTAGCCCTGGATATCCAACCATGAATCACGAAGATAATAATTGCCGCACAAGATTCTTGCCAGTTTGTTGCATATCATGTCGAGGCTTTCGTTCATGTACGCTGGCATGGTCTTGTAGTTTGGCGATTCTCTAATTGTTCGCTTTAAGAGTTGGCTGGTCTTGCTGACGTAAGCGTAATGGCCGTATTGCCCGTGACGCTCTGCTAATGTGCTATCTATGTCTGTTTTCATCATTTTTCAATCTCCTTTAATATCATGCTGTACTCATTTACTTTTGCTTTTGAAACAAAACTTGGATCAAACTCAAGTTTATTTTTTTTAAACGGTCGGTAGTCAACGTGGTGATGCCAGCGATTAAATCGCCAAACAACTTTTGCAACGTCAGGATGCATCTCGGCAAGCATCTGGCTTTTATCTTTTGTGCCGTCCGACTTGTAGAACTCCTCGGTGTTGCCGCCGCTCATTCTTTGTGTTGTAACTTTTCCTTGTAAGAATGCATTGAATTGGATTGTGCATAGCCCATCTTTTAAAACGCGCAAAGACAAATCTGTATCTTCGTTGTAACGTCCGCGCCATCGATATGGAATGTCATTCTTTATCAGTAAGCAACTGTAGATTCTCGTGTTAATAACGAATGGCGGGACAGCATCGGTAGACTTTACGAATGAATAGTAGTTAGGGCCAGAGATAGCAACGTTGGCGTATCTCTCGGTGAAATCTTCCATGCATTTAAAAATTGTTCCAGTGTTCGTTTCCCATTTTTCATTTCTATTTAAACGATGAAACGCATCCAAGTTATCGTCCATGACCCAGTGATACCGATGGCCGGAATCGACGGAATGATCCCATGCAAAATTTCGCGCAGGGCCGGGCCCTGTTCTTGCATCACTCTTTCTAGGCCAAAACGTATCGTACTCAGTTTTGTACCGCTCAGGCAGAACAAGTATTTTGCTCTCGTCAATCACTTCCGCATATTTATCGTACTCATCTAGCTCAACAATAATTAAGTACGGCACGTTCATGTATTCAAGCGCCTTCGATGTTAACCGAGAATCCCATCTGCCTTTCGACACAATGTAGACTGGATGCTTAGGATTCATTCTGCCACTCTTTAATTACATTTCTAAAATGAGATTTAAATGGATGCCAAATGCTTTTTGTTTTTGGCGTTAACTTTTGACTAATCATCTCAGCAAATTCGTTTAAGTCTTTTTCCGAATCAAAGCGAACAATGATCTGAGCGAATGGCTCTTTCTTTTCCTGAATAAACTCAGGCATATCAATCCAATGATTCTCGGACTCGATTAGATTTAATTGTTTATTCATCCTGATATTTTCCCCCCAAAGTCAGATCTTAAATTTTCAATAAACTCGTCTGGATTCAGACAAGCATCTACATTGCTAACAAGCTCACTGCTTGCAAAACAATCTTTTCCATTGCCGTTCTTTATGAACTGGCCGTTGATCTCAAACGTGACAACGTTATTGTCGTCTCCTTCCATCCTTGTCCAAGGCACAACGTCTCGATGGAGAATGTGATCCTCACAGCCTTTGTGCTGAAAGTCCTCTGGGATGTTATCTGCGTGATGCCTATTGCAAGTCCAAGTGCCATTAGGCTTTGGTTCAGAGTGCGCACACGTCCTGCAATTGATCTGTTTGGTTGGCTCTCCGCCATGACAGATGTGCTTGGCTGGGCAGAACTTACAGGCGAACCATGTAGGATCTTTTGAAATTCTTGGCGGCGCTTCATCGGCAAGCGAGATCCACTCGCCCTTTCGTAGCAGCCGCTCGGCGTACTCTTTATCGAACTCAACGATCTCGGTGTACATCTCATCGTTATTTTTGTTAATCGCTATGTACAGCGACTTATGAATCTCTTTCCCCAGCATATACACCTGCATCTGTGCGTAATGCCCCGGCTTGGATACCTGCACACCTTTTCTTGCAACACCGTCAAACGATTTTTGGTTGTGCGTCTTAAACTCTGCTATGAACTGCTCTGTCTCATGGCCGGGGACGCCGCTCTTGATCACGCCATCAATCGATCCGCTCACATGGCCGCCAAACTCAACTCTTGCTTGGTTATTGCCAACATCACGAATATCAATCCCAATCTTTCTAAGATCGCTGACGATGGTCTGCTCTTCGTTGTGGCCCCTGCGAAATAATCGGCGAATGCGTCCGGGGAAGTTTTCCTTGAACGTCCATCGAAACATATACCAAAGATATCGTTCGCACTGATGGCCCAGAATTGAACCGCCCATGTGTCCTCTTTGCGTGTCAGTAGTTTTTCGATGAAACTCATCTATCAGCTCGACTATTTTGCTCATTCAATGCCTTTTATTTTTTGTAACAATTCATCAAGATGCGAGTTTCCCTTTTTGCCTTCTCTTTCCATCTTTAAATACAGTGCATATTCTATTTTTCCCATCACTTTTTTAACTATATTTTTTTGGTTTTTGGAGAACAAATAATTTAATTGTTCCGCGCCATAAAAAGCCATCTCATCTAGCATCGCAAGTTCTAAATCCGTCAGTTCTATTAAATTAGTTTTTGTCATCATAAGTACCAAT